CATGGACGTGACGCAGATTCTCGCCGCCATCGCTGCCGGCGGCGACCAGCTGGCCGAAGCGAAGGCAGCGATTGCGGGCAAGACCCCGGCGCAGCTGGCGGAGTTCAAGGCCGCAGCCCTGGCGGCGGCCGCGCCGTACAGCGACAAGGCCGGCGAACTGGCGCTGGACGACGTGCCGACCGTGCAGGCTCTGGCTGTCGCGCTGCGCGAGGTGAAGTCCGCCGAGGCCGCGCATGCCGCGCTCGCGGAGGCCGGCAAGGCCGCCCTGGCCGAGCTGTCCAACCTGGGCACCGACCCGGCGGGCAACGAGATCCACCCGGCGAACCAGTCGCAGGCGGCCGCACAGGCAGCGGCCGGCGACGAAGGCTCACCCGACAAGGCGGAGACCACCACCGAGGACCCGGCCGACGAGAACCAGGAAGGCGTGCAGGCCGCGGGCCGGCGACTGGGCGGCCGGCAGAGCGGCCTGCGTCCGACCGTCGGGGCCGATGTCGCCCGCGTGCGGTTCATGGCGCTGTCCGGCCCGAACACGGAGAACGGCAACGAGCTGGACCGGCGCGGTGTCGCGGACGCCTTCGCCGAGGCGATTCGGCGTGTCGGCTCCCTGCGGACCGGCCTGAACGGCCGGACTGACGTGCTGCGCATGCGCACCGAGTTCCCCGAGTCGCGGGTGTTCTCGAAGTCGGCGGACCCGTTCGACAACAAGATCAAGCTGGAGCAGCTGAGCGAGCAGGCCGCAACCGGCAACAGCCTCACGGCGGCCGGCGGCTTCTGCGCGCCACTCCAGGTGCTGTACGACATCCCGGTTATCGGCGACACTGACCGGCCTGTGCGCGACGCGCTCAACCGCGTCACCTCCGACCGCGGCGGCATCACCTACCGGCCAGCCGTGTCTGGCGTCGCCCAGACCGGCGGCATGGGCTTCTGGACTTCCGCGAACGACGCCGCCAGCCCGCTCGTGCCGAAGGCGTGCGTGGAGATCTCCTGCCCCGGTGTGGTCGAGGCCGAGGTGCAGGCCATCTATCAGTGCCTGACCATCTCGAACATGTCGGCGCGGTTCGACCCGGAATGGGCCGACTCGATCGTCAAGGCGCAGAACATCGCGTACGCCCGCAAGGCGGAGAACGAGCTGATCCGCCAGCTCACGGTGGGCTCGACCACCGTGCAGTCGAAGCAGCTGCTCGGCGCGGTCCGCGATGCCCTGGCGACGATCGACCACATGGTCGCCTACTACCGCAACGTGCACCGCCTGAGGGACAACCGCAACCTGCGGTTCATCGCACCCTCGTGGCTGAAGGACATGATCCGCGTGGACCTGACGCGGCAGATGGTCGGCGACGGCCTCGGCGTGTTCGCCATCAGCGACGCGCAGGTCCAGGAGTGGTTCTCGGCTCGCAACGTGGCCGTCACCTGGCACATGGACGGCATCGACCCGGCCGACATCACCACCACGCCGACCCTGACGATCCCGGCCCAGGCGTACAGCCCGGTCGTGGCCGGCCAGGTCATCCCCGGCTTCCCGGACGTCGTCTCGACCCTGCTGTTCGCCGAGGGCGACTGGCTGCTCATGGACGGCGGCACCCTCGACCTGGGCATCATCCGGGATTCCACGCTGGTGGGCGAGAACAGGTACCAGACCTTCTCGGAGGGCTTCGAGGCCACCGCCTTCCGCGGCATCGAGTCCCTGCACGTCGCCATGGCCCTTCAGCCGACCGGCGCGAGCGCCGCCACCGTCTCCACCGAGACGCTGGCCGGCACCGTTGCCGCCGGCGGGTCCGCGAGCGACTGATCGGACGCTGGCCGGCCCGCGTAACGAGCGGGCCGGCCAGCCCCGGTCTCGTTCGACACCCGAAGGGAGGGATTCGACGTGACATCTGCACTGTTCACCCCGGTAGCCGGGGTGCCGGCGGGTGCGCCCAAGGGCGGCCTGCTGGCCGCGGTGCCGCCGAGCAGCGATGGCGACGAGCGATGGGCCAACGGCTTCGTGTGGCGGCCTGAGACGTGCTTCGCCGCGCACGGCACGCAGGTCTGCGGCTCGACCGTCGGCGCATCGCACGGCGGTGTGGACGGCGGCTTGGTCTACCACCGGCCGGTCGGCTTCCACGTGGAGACGGTGTGCTCCACGCGCTACAACTCGCCCGGAGACGATGAGGCTCGCGCCCGCCGGCAGCTGGTGGCGGCAACGTCCTACCTGCTCGCTCGCGAGCTGTGGACCGGCGAACTGACGCTGGACGACACCTACGACACGCCGACCGGGGACACGGGCATCACCAACGCGTATCTAGCCAACGCCGACGCCAACGTGGTCACCGGCGCGTTCGATCCGATCGAGGCCATTGGCCTGCTGGAAGAGACTGCCCGTGCGGCGGCTCTCGGGCAGGACGTACACCTGCACGTGCCCATGGTGGTCATGCCGTTCCTGGCGCAGCACCTCACCCAACAGGGGCCTGTGCTGCGCACGCAGACCGGCGGCCTGGTCATCTCCGATGCCGGCTACCTGGGCACCGGACCGGCTGGGCAGGCGGCTTCGGCCACCTCCGTGTGGATGTACGCCACCGCGCCGGTGCAGACCCGCGTGTCGAGCATTGCCACCATGACGATTCACAACCAGCTGGAGAACAGCCGGTTGATGGTGGCCGAGCGCGCGGGGGCTGCGACCTTCGATCCGTGCGTGCACTTCGCAATCGCAGTGACTCTTCCGGGCAGCACTCCCTGATGTCCGCCGGCGAAATGAGTAGGTGAAATGGCTTACGACGGAGCGGGTTCTCTATTCGCATTGGGAATGCGAATCTGCAAGCTGGCGGCCGACGGTTCTGTGCCGACCGGCGCTGCCAACTGCTACAAGACGAACGTCATGGTCAAGGTCGATGTGGGCCTGTCCATGAACACGCCCAACGCGGTCAGCCAGAACAACGGCGCGGGCAGCATCTGCCTGTTCTACCAGCCGCCGTCGACCGTACAGGGCGGCACACTGAAGAACCTGACAGTGTGCGAACCGGACCCGAACATTCTTCAGTTCCTGATGGGCGGAACGGTGATCACGGCCAGCGGTGCCGACATCGGCTACCAGGCCCCGGCGGTCGGTGCCGCCCCCACGCCCAACGGGGTGAGCATCGAGTTCTGGACACGCGCCATCCTCAACGGCGCAGTGGCCCCGACACTGCCCTATTACCACTGGGTACTGCCGCGGGCGCAGGTGGTGCTCTCCTCGGAGTTCACCGCGGAGGAGACCAACCCGCTGATGCCGGTGTTCGACGCCACGCTGTCCGAGAACACCCTCTGGGGCACCGGGCCGAACGCGGCATGGACCGGCGACAGCTCGAAGGTGTGGCAGTTCAAGCGCGAAGCGACCCTGCCGGACCTGACGCCCGGCCTGGTCGTCACTGCCTGACCCGCCCCTAGACTGGCCGAAACGTCCCCTCGGCCAGGACCGACCCAGGGAGTAGCCCATGAGCACGCCAGCGCCGACCAGCGCGGTCCTGTGCGGACCGTGGGCTACCCCTGGTGACGTCCCGGCCAAGGTCAAGACGGACACCGGCTTGACTGACGATGCGCAGTGGATCAGGCCACTTCAGTTGGCATCCGAGATTCTGTGGATGCTGACCGGCCGCCGCTGGCTAGGTGAGGGTTGCGAAGAGACTGTCACCGTGCGGTCCGTGGCACAGGGGCAGGGAACGTGGCCGTACTCGCGGACATGGGGCGAATGCCCGTGCTGGGGGTTCGGCAGCTGGTCCGGCAACTGGCTGTACCCGCCGATCGAATACGTCGGCAACCACATCCGCCGGCCGATCGCCATTCGGCTACCGCGCTCGGAGGCACAGGCCGTCACGTCCGTCACGATCGGCGGAGTGGCGTTCACCGACTTCGAGCTAGCGGCCAACGGCTGGCTGCGACGCACCGACGGCCAGGGTTGGCCGGTGTGCGGTGACGAGACGGTGATCACCTACCAGTTCGGCACCCCACCGCCCATGGGCGGTGTGCAGGCGTGCGTGACTCTGGGCACCGAGATTGCCCGGGATATGTACGGGCTGGACGACTGCCAGCTGCCGCAGCGAGTCACGTCGATCAGCCGCGAGGGTGTCACCATGACGGTGATCGACCCCATGCAGTTCCTGGACAAGGGGCGTACGGGGCTGATCAGCGTCGACCTGTGGATCACCGCTATTAATCCGAAGCCGCGCGCTCAGCGTGCGATGATCTGGTCGCCGGACATTCCGACGGCACAACGGTAGGGGACGACCGTGCACATTGATCCGAAGGCACCTGCGGGCAGCCCGCAGCATCCGCGCAACTGGCGACGGCCGCAGTTCCTCGCGCCCGGCGCGCACGTCGTGGACGCAACGCCACCGGCCGCGGTGCCCGAGCCGCCGGCCGAGCCCACCGCGCAGCCCGTCAAGGCGAAGAAGGCGGCACCGAAGGCCAAGAAGCCGGCCGCCGCCGATCTGGCCGCCGCGCTGGCCGAGCTGGGTGACGCGTGACCGCGCCGTCGGGGCAGCGCCTCAACGCGGCGGAGCTCGCGCAGTCCGTGATGGATTACGTGGTGCAGTCGTACACGCTGGCCGCCGGTGTCGAGCCGCTACCGGCCCGCCAAGTGATCGCCGGCGGAGAGACGCGCCTGGTGGCGTGGGACTGCGAACAGGTGGTGCTGACCCTGACCGGCATCGACATCGACGTGCCGCAGGACCAGCCGATCACGCCTGGCCGGTTGAAGGCAACCTCGGTTCGGCACGTGGCCTTCAACATCCAGATCGTGCGCTGCTACCCGACGCAGGATTCGAACAACAGGATGCCCTCAGCCGCCAAGATCACGGCGGCCGGCACGACCATGCTGAAGGACGCTGGCCAGCTGTCGCAAGCCCTGTTCGAGTGGGTCACGCGGGCGGTGTCGTCGGACAGCCCGATGGGCGTTGTGTCGGCGGGGGTGGGTGCGATCCTGCCGGTCGGCCCGCAGGGTGGCTTCGCTGGTGTGGAAGGCGCGGTCGTCGTCACGGCCGACCTGGTGTGAAGTGAAGATCACGCATATCCGCATCGACGCCGAGGCGGTGCAGAAATGGGCGCACAATAGGAACGGCCCCATCATGCGCGATATCGATCGCCGGGCCACCCGAGTGCAGACGGTCATGCGGGCCTATGTGCGTGTGCGCTCAGGCTTGCTGCTGTCGACGATTCGCAAGCGTCGTTCATACGTGCGGGGTTCGGTGACGGTCGTGGCCGGATCGAAGAAGATCGACTACACGTGGTTCGAGAACTACGGCACTCGGCCTCACATCATCCGGCCGAAAAACAAGAAGTACCTGCGCTTCGTCGCCTCGGACGGGCGGATTGTATTCACCAAGCTTGTGCATCATCCCGGCACGACAGGCTCATTCTTCATCACACGAGCCATGATCTACGCTGCCGGGTAACAATTGGAAGGGGACGAAAATGAAGAGGTTCTCGGATCAGCCGGAAACCGCCAAGCGCGTCGACTTCGAGCTGTCTTTCTGGAAGGGCGGCAAGGAGTACCCGCTACATTTCCACGCGTATCCGTCGGTCGACGCCATCATGGTGGCCGAGGTGAACAAGTCGGCGGCGTCCGGCGACCAGGGGGCTATCTCGGCCCTGTTGATGATCAAGAACGCCATCCGCACCATGCTCGACGACAACGACGGCACCCCCCTGGACTGGAAGCCCGAGCCGCTTCCGTCTGAGGTCCGCGTGCCCGACAGCGAAGTGACCGGCTGGCCGACCGAGGAGCCCGAGCCGCAGTCGGCCGACGAAGAGGCCGAGCCTGAGCAGCAGTTCCTCGCGCCCGACGGCACCGTGCACCCGATGCGCGACGCGGCCAAGCTTGCCGAGTTCGATGCCGGCAGCAGCCGCCGCCGATGGGTGGATCGGGTGGACGGCGACAACGACTACACCGTGCCGGCGAAGTCGCTGATGAAGGTGTGGCGCTGGCTGATCGGGGAGGCGGCCAACCGCCCTACGGTGAGGTGATCCTGCTATCTGGGTTCACCGATGACCCCACGTACGGCGCGTACCTGCGCGGCGCGCTCCTCATGAATCGTATCGACTTGCACCGTCCGATCGGCGAGTGGCTTGATGTGGTCTACGCGCTATGGGTGACGGGCCCGCACGAGGTGCTCAAGAAGGCACGCCAGGTGATCGATCAGCACGCGGTCGTCGTCGCGCCGGACCGGGACACGTGGGGCATGCAGCCTGAGCACCTGGCGCAGATGGGTGGCTTGAGTCAGGTGCTGAAGGAGTAGGCGGGGAGGGAGTCGGACCGTGGCGACCATAGTCGGCGAACTCGGCGTCGAGATCACGGCCGACTCCACCGGCCTGGCCGAAGAGATCCGGGTCAAGGTCGAGGCCGCCGTGCGTGAGGCGTCGACCAAGCAGATCGCCCTCTCCGTTGACGTCGAGGCACTGGCCCGGCAGATTAACGAAGGCATCGCGCTGGCCAAGAAGACGGCCGGCAAGATCAGTCTCGACGTCGAGCTGAACAACGCATCCATCACCGCTTTGCGCGCCAAGGTCAAGCTGCTGACCGAGGAGTTGGGCAAGACCAACCCGATCGAGCCGAAGATCGATCCGAAGTCGGCCAAGGTCGATTTCGAGAAGTTCTCGAAAGATCTGTCGAGCGGCCTTAGTGATCTACAGGGCAAGATCAATGGTGGGTTGGCGGCCGCATTCAAGGGCATCACGCAGGTAGCCAAGTGGGATTCCATCATTGTCGGCGCAGGCCAAGCCGCACAGTCTGTGATCGCCCTGTCCGGCGCTGCCGGCCTGCTGCCCGGCGCGCTGTTTGCGGCGGCCGGTGCCGGGGTGGCATTGAAGATCGGCCTTGAAGGCGTCGGGCAATCGATCAAGGACATTGGCACTGCCCAGTTCGCCACCGACCTGGCCAAGCTCAGCCCAAACGCGCGCGGCTTTGTCACCGAGCTCGCGGCCCTCAAGCCGGCACTCACCGATCTGAAGCTCGATGTGCAAGACACCCTCTTCGAAGGCTTCGGCTCGCGTCTGAAGGACATTTCCGGCAACCTGCTACCCACCGTGCGTGCCGGCCTGGCCGGATTCGCCGCATCCCTGAACCAGACTGCCCAGGGCGTGTTTACGTTCTTCTCGGCCAGCACGGTGAAGTCTGATCTTGCAGCCACCTTCGGCACTGCGCAGACGTCAGTGCTCAACCTCGGCCAGGCGCTGCCGGCCGTGCTGAGCGTACTGCGCGACGTGGGCGTCGTGGGCTCCCAGGCGTTCGCCAACCTCACCGGCGGTGCCGGAGCGGCCGCACAGCGGGTGGCTGACTTCGTGGCCCAGGCGCGCTTCTCGGGCGCGCTGGCCAACTTCATCAACGATGGGGTGGCCGCCTTCCGGCAGCTCTTCGCCATCATCGGCAACGTGCTGTCGATCGTCAACACGCTGATTGGCGCTATCGGCGGCGGCGGCATCCTGGGCTTGCTGTTGCAGCTGACCACCGTGCTGAAGCAGTTCCTGAACAGCGCCGCCGGCACCGCGGCGCTGCAAGCCCTGGGTACAGCCATGCAGCAGATCGCCGCCAGCGCCGGCCAGGTACTGCTGAAGCTGCTCACCTCGCTTGGGCAGATCCTAGTCGATCATGCGCCGGACATCGCGAAGTTCGCGGCCGCACTGGGTGACAGTCTGGTGTCGGCGATCGACGCGCTGACCCCGATCCTGTCCGGGCTGCTCGATGCGATCGGCGCGCATCCGGAGCTGTTCGCCAACATCGCTCTCGGCGCGATCGCCCTGGCTAGCGCCTTGCAGGTGATCGTGCCGATTGCCACGGCGGTCGCGGCCCTGATCGCCGCCGGCACCGTGGGCTTGGTCGCTGCGATCGTCGCCGCGGTGATCGCAGCGGTGGTGTTGATCATCCTGAATTTCGACAAGATCAAGGGCGCGATCGAAACAGCCCTGAGCGCTATCGGTGCGTTCTTTGTGTTCCTTGGGACGACGATCGCTAACGCGTTCGGCTCGGCCGTATCGTTTGTCGTAGGAATTTGGGACGGAGTAGTTGCGTTCTTCGTCGGCATCGGAACTGCTATCGGATCAGCAGTGTCCAGCGCTGTCGCCGCCGTGGGTCAATTCTTCGCCGACGGGTTCAACGCGGTGGTGTCTTTCGTCGGCGGTGTCGTAACCAGTATCGTCGGGTTCTTCGTTGCGCTACCCGGCCAGATTCTGGCGTTTATCGTCGGGCTTCCGGCGCAAATTGGTGCGGCCATTTCGCAGATCGCATTCGTGTTCGGGTTCGTGCTCGGCGCGACCCTGCGGGAGTTCCTCGACTTCCCTGGGCAGGTTATCGACGCGGTAGTGACGCTAGTGACCGATATCGGGACTTGGGCGGCGAGTGTTGGTGCGGCCATGCTCGCGTTCTTCGTGCAGGGCGTAGTCAACGTCGTTAACTTCCTGGCCGCGTTCCCCGGGCAGGCAATCGCTGCCGTGACCGCGCTCGCGACGGATATCGCGGTGTGGGCGGTGGGTGTTTGGACCAACGCTATCTCCCAGTTCCAGATAGGCGTATCCAATGTAATCGACTTCGTTACCCAGCTCCCCGGCCGGGTTATCTCTGGTGTTGCGAGTCTGGCCGGACAGATCATTAACTGGGCAGTTGGAGTGTGGAATAACGCCAAAAACGCCTTCTCGCAAGGCGTGAATGCAGTCGTAAACTTCGTTACCCAGCTACCCGGGAATGTGATCAACGCGATTGGCAGTCTCGGAAGTCGGCTCTATCAAGTCGGTGTCGATGCGCTGGCTGGCCTGCTGAACGGATTGAAGTCGATTGCCGGCAACATCATCGGATGGGTAAAGGGCCTGGTCGGTGACATCCTGCACGGCTTCACCTCGGGCTTCGACTCGCACAGCCCCTCTCGCGAGACCTACGCCATCGGCCAAGACGTGGCTGCCGGTCTTGCCAACGCGCTACGCGACTCGCGCCAACTCGTCTCAGCCGCCGCCGGGGACCTTGCGCAGGCTGGCCTCGACGGGCTGAACCCCATCTTGAACCCGACGGTCAACACTGCGGCGGTGGCCAACGGCATCAGCTCTGCCGCCAACGGGTTGAGCACCAACGCCGTCGGTGGTGTCAACTACACTGTGCAGCAGACCAACGTGATGCAGCAGGGGGCCGACGTGAACCAGTTCGCCGACGCGGTGCTGCATAACGGCGCGTCGGCGCTGGCCAACGGCGTGTCCCTGCTCGGCGTGTCCCAGCTCGGCGTGCAGATCGGTGTGAATCCCAACTTCGTCCCCGTGACGGGAGGCTGACGTGCCAGTGAGCACCTGGGCCAGCTTTCCGGTGCCGGCCGCCACCGCGCAGTACCGCCTGGGACTGGGCTTCACCACCGCGCCCACTGACTTCGTTTTCAACACCCAGCACGGCGACGGCAGCTACGTGGTGTGCAGGGACATCGAGGCGATTCACGGCCTGGAGTTCTTGACGCCTATCGACCTGGCCGGCGGGCGAGATGGCGGCCTGGTCGGCCCGACGTCGATCGGCGTGCGCACGCCCGAGCTGAACGCGCTGTTCGTGGCCCCCTCGGCGCAGCTGCTGTGGTTGAAGGTGGCCGCCCTGCGGTCGCTGCTGGCCGCGAAGAAGCCGCTGATCCTGGAGTGGTACGACTGGGGCTACGCCCTGGAGTTGGCGTTGGTGGCGTGGCCGACGGGCAAGTTTCAGACGACCTCGATCTTCTCGCATCAGCAGGGCGGCCTGGCCATGTCGGTCAGCTTCCAACTGGTCGCGTCGTCCCCGCTGAAGTACCTCTCGGGCAGCGGTGAGAACGCGAGTGCTCGCCTGATCAATCCGGCCCTGATCACGGGCCGCACCTACGACAAGACGTACAGCTACAACTACGGTTCGTCGGCGGATCCTGGCGGCGTGCTGACGGCGACCAACCTCGGCGACTCCCCGGCCTACCCGGTGTTCACCATCACCGGCCCGGTGAACTTCCCCACGATCACCAACGTCACCACCGGCCAGTCGTTCCAGGTCAATGCCGTGGTGGCCGCCGGCGCTACGGTGGTGGTCGACGCCAGCAGTGGGGCCGTCACCCCGGGAAGCACCCGACTCATTGGCCGGCCGTTCACCCTCGCACCCGGCCCAAACACCATCCGGTGGACCGACAACCTCGCCGCCTACGACCCGGCCGCCACGCTGCGCCTGGATTGGCGCTCCACGTTCAAGTGATCACAGAAAGGATGTCGCCATGACTGCGACCAGCCCGCCGGCCTACGTTCAGGGCGGCACCTTCTCGGCCAGCCTGGACCGCATTCACCAGAACACGGCGGCCGCCATTCCCGCGTCGGGCCTGACCTTCGCCGCCCGCGAAGGGTGCTTCGCCGGCCGCATGCCGGCATTCAGCAACCCGTCCGGCTGGCAGGTAGTGGTCGGCCCGTGCGCCGGGTACGTCACGAACGACTCCGCGGTCTCGGTGGGCGACTACACGTGGGCCAACCCGAGCAACGCGACCGTGACACTGACGGCCAGCTCGCCGACCCTGAACCGGATCGACTTGGTGGGCTTGCAGGTCAAGGACAACTTTCTCGACTCGTCAGGTCTGAACTCGGCAACCGTCGTGATCGTGCAGGGCACCGCGGTGTCGGGCACCGCGTCGCCGCCGGCGCTGCCCAACAGCTTCATCCCGCTCGTGCAGGCCAGCGTGCCGGCCGCGTCGGTCAATCCGACGCTCACGTCGATCGCGGTGCGGACCGGGCAGGCCGGCCAGGTATTGCCGGTCGGCAACGCCACGGAGCGCACGGCAATCGCGGCGCAGCCCTACGACGGCATGGCGATCTGGCGTATCGACCGCCAGTGGATCGAGGTCTACTCGGTCGCGCAGGGCGGCTGGCTGGTACAGGGGATCGGCGTGACATCGTCGGCGGCGGACGCCACCGCCACGATCACCACCCCGTTCGTCGGCCAGAAGATCTACCGATCTGACGTGCGGGACTTCCGCGTGTGGGATGGCGGGGTGTGGCGGCACGAGAGGATCATCGGCGGCGTGCGGGTGATCGCCGCCGGCATCATCACGTCGAGCGGTGCCACCAACACCGAAATCAACGTACCGCGCATGGCAATGAGCGGCCGACGGGTGGTGTCCGGCACCGTCTACATCCTGCACATGACCATGGCCGGCCAGAGCTCGGTGAACGGCGACGACTACCAGATCCGGGTGCGTGAGGACTCCACCGCAGGCAACATGATCTTCGACAAGCGGTGGATCGACGGATCCGCCCCCGTCGTCAACGATCAGCGCGACTGGTTCACGCACTGGAAGTGCACCGCCACCAACACGAACAAGAGCTTTTTCGTCTCCGTGACCCGCCTTCTTGGCACCGGCCAGCTTGACATCCAGGGCGACAGCAAGACCGCGTGGTGGATCGAAGAGCACACCGCGGACACCAGCGTGTGGACGGATGTGGCATGAGCCTGGAGCAGCCACTCAACGTGCGCTGGACCTACTGGCCAGTCAGCTACGTCAACGGCGATCCGACCGTTATCGGCAACGCGCCCCTGCCGCTGGGCGGCGTCCAGTGCTCAGTGGGCATGCGCGCGGTCGGCCAGCTCAAGGGCTCCCTGCAACTGGCTGACCCATCCGTACGTGCCCTGTACCCGTGGGACAAGGTGATTCCACGCAAGACGGGCATCGTGGCCGTGCGGACCGTCCAGGACGCTGCCACGGGCACGTGGGGAACCAGCTGGATACAGCATTACTGGGTACTGGCCGCGCCGACGGATCCGGCCACGGGCCGCATGTCGATCACGGCGGTCACGGTCGAAGGGCTGTGGTCCCGCCGTTTGATCACGAAGGCGGTCACGTGGAACGGGGTAGATCAGCAGCAGATCGCCGCCGACCTGCTCAATCCGGCGATCTGGTCGAAAATCGCCCTGGGCGCGACCGCGAACACGGGGTGGATCAACATCGACCCGCCGACCACGCCGACGGGCGTGGTGCGGGTGTGGTCGTACGACGACGGGCAGGAGACCAACCTGCTGGCGGCGCATCAGGACCGGTCGCAGCTGGCCACGAACCCGTACGAGTGGACCACCACGACGCGTGTCTTGGTCGGTGCGGACGGTGAATCGGCGCAATCGTTCCGTAACCAGTTCGTGATGGGCTCTCCGAAGCTGGGCCGCCAGCTCGGCAGCCCATACTCGATTCCGCGACTGGTGTACGACGTGAATGGTAATGGCAACGTCCTGTCGTTTCAACTGCGCAATGACGCGTCCATTGTGAGCAATATTATCTGGGGACGGGGAAACGGATACGCCGACCTTCAGATCAAAACCCAGGTGCAGTACTCGCCGCAGGGTGTGAATGAATGGGACCTGGGTTTCATGCAGACCGAGGGGCGCTACTCCAACCCCGACGTCAAAGACGTGAACACTCTGAACGACCAATGCTACCAGCAGATGTATCAGAGCCTTGGCAGCCAAGCGTACCTCTCCAGCCTAAAGATTCGCGGCGATCTGTCGCCCTACTTCGGGTCTTACGTAATCGGCGATCAGATCATTCTAGTCACCAATGACATCACCTGGCCGCCGGACTACTACGGCCCCAATGGGTACTACGAGCTGCTTGTCAGGCTGTACGGTTGGACGATCACCCCTCCCGAGGGGGACAAATCCGAATCCGTTGACCTGCTGCTAGCCGCGTCGTGAGGGGACACCGATGACGTATCCACAGAGCACTCCATACCCGCCGAGCATGGCCGACAATATCGCGTACGCGCAAGATGTTGTCGACAAGATCATGCGCAACAACCCGCTAGTCGGCGCGGTCATTCCGAATGGCCTGATGAAGTGGTATGGGAACTACACCAACCCCGACGGGTCTAAGGTGAATTTCCTGTGGATCGGTGAGTTCTTCCCTGGCGACCCGAACCTTGGCGGCAAGCCGCAGCGTGGATTCTCACTCGTTCGCGATGACGGGACGCATTCGTCGGCGCTAGCCCTATTCGACCGGAACCCGTCCGGGCCGCTGGTTCAGACGATTTCCATCGGCAGTTGGGACGGGCAGCCGATACTACAGGAGTCACGGAGCCAGGGCGGTATGTCCTTCCCTCGGCAACAGATTCCGCTGGGTAGGTCTGACGGTATCTTCGCTAACTATCCGAAGTGTCCGTCCGCTTCGCTCACCGCCATGATGGAAGGGCGCTTCTCCGGTGTTGGCGACACGCTACATTATCGAATCTGGGCCCTGAGCGACTCGGGCACAACCGGTCAGATCAGGATCAAGGTGCAGGACGGGGCGACTGTTATCGCCGGCCCGTGGAACGCTATTCCGTCGGCCGGCAACCAGATATTCGACGCCACTATCGATGTCACTTCGGTACGTGGCCACCTCGACGCCAGTATATTCCTGGAGGGGCAGACACTGAGCGGTGCCGGAGCGATATACGGAACCGTGCTGGCGCTCACCAATTACTCGACTTGATCCGGTTGGCGTTACGCAGCGTCAACCTGTGTGACACTGCCACTGTGGATACATCAACCATGGGGGCAATGTGGATTCCTTGCCAGATCTGAGTGGACAGCCCCCGTGGGTGATCGTCGTCGTGGCCGGGTTCATGACCACGGGCAGCGTCCTGGGGGCC